CAGGTCGGCACGGGGGAGGACACTCTTCCGGATGGAAGGCCGACACCAAAAGGAGTGTCGACGGCAGGCTACCGGCTGGACAGGCGGTCCGTGCAGGGTTCGGGCGGGGCCGTCGTCATGTGGTGGGCGGCGCTTTCGGGTCCGTAGGCAGCCGCCACTCGTCTCGGAAGTCGCTGCGATCGCGGTACTCGAATCCGTGTAAGCGGAGCACGACCCACGCCGCGTTACTGACGGTCACTCCGCCGCCGTATGGCTCGTCGATGCCGTATACGAGGTGGCATTCGACTGCGGTGATCTGGTCGCGGAGCTCATTGAGTTCGGGGTCGGTGTGGTCGGGGCCAGCTTCGGCGTAGCGGGCGAGGAGGTACTCCACGAGGGGATGACTCACGTCGGCTCCTCGCCCGGACGCACCGGACCCGCGCTGAGGTAGCGCTCCTTGTTCGCTTCACGGATGCGGAAGCTCCAACGAAGGCGGCGCTGCTCTCCCGCGAGGATCTCTTGCCCATCACGCCGCATCTTCTTCGCCACGGATGCCTCGGTCTCGTTGAGGATCCCGTGCATGGCGAGTGTGCTGGACAGGTAGTGGACGGTGTCTTCCAGTTGCTGCACGCGCTGCTTGAGGTTGTCGATCTGCTCTTCCGGTGTGATGGGCTCCGGGCGGTCGCTCATGCGCTCTGCTCCTTCTTCGGTCGGCCTCCCTTGCGTGCGCGCCGCTCGGCCAACTCCTGGTCGGCGGCGGCGAGCTCGGCGCGCTCATGCTCGTTGCCGTGCTGCTCGACGAACGTGCGGACGTGGTCGACGAGGTCGGCGCTCCGGTCGATTCCCTCGCGAGCGGCGGCTGTTCCGTAGGCGTCCCACAGTCGGCGGGGGATCCGGAAGCGGGTGACGAAGGTGTGGTCCAGCTCGCTCGCGGGGACGCGCGGCTTTGGCGGCTTGGGCACGTGCTGGACGTTGTGCGCGGGTTTCTCCGTCTTGATCGCCTCGGTCTCGATGGCCAGCGCCTCGGCCCGCGTGTCGTACCAGACGACGGCCTGCCGGGTGACCTGCGGCCACCATGGCTTTTGTTTCGCGTGGTTGCTCCAGCGCGTGCCGAAGCGCTGGGTGACGCCGACGTACAGCAGCGTTTCATCGGCTGCGTAGAAACGGTAGACGGCTGCGCGTTCCTCGGCGGTGAGCACGGTCATGAGGGCTTCACCTTTCCGTCCCGGATGCGGGCGACGTACTCGCGGGTGAACCCGGACGCCTTGACGACCTCGTTCAGCCTGCCGCGCACGGGCTCTTCTCCGCGCTTCTCGGGGAAGACCTGCGGGATCAACTCGAAGATGCGGGCCTTGTCCTGCGCCATGCGTTCGGTGAGCTGCTGGATCTCTTCGATCTTCTGCTCGTCGGTGTCTGCCATGACTTCAGTATGCCATCTCAGTAGGCGAACTCAATGGGCCAACTCGGTTGACATGAGTACTGAGTAGGCCTACTCTGTAGACACAAGGAAACGAGCAAGGGGGACCCGATGACTGCCGCCACCCGCACCCGCCGCAACACCCTCCGCACCGCCGTGAAGACCTCGAAGGCCCTCGGCTACCGCACCCTCTCCGGTGTGATCGGCGCCCTCGTCGAGACCGGCCGGCTCGTCCGCACCGGCGACTTCCTCGACCGCGTCGGCGGCAGCGACCTCCCCGACGGCAAGAAGTCCTGGTTCGGCCGCCACGTTGCCAAGGCGTACCGCGCGGTTCACGGCGGTGACGCGGTCCGCGTCTGGTCCCAGCACCGGACGACCGGCAAGTGGATTCACGTTCTGGTCTACGGCCCCATCGACGAAGCCCTGTACGAAGGCCTCCGGTCGTACAAGGGAACGCAGCACCTCCTCGCCGACACCTACGCGAGGTGCGCATAGACCAACTTCACGGCGCAGCAGAGGAACCAGACCACCAGCCAGACCCGCAAGGAGCCGTCCGTGTCCGTCCGCCTCTGCTGGACCTGCAAGCAGCCCGCCACTCATACCCTCACCCGAGACGGCTCCATCCCGTTGGACGCCTGCGACAACTGCACCCGCATCGACCGGTCCGAGGCTGAGTCGCGCGGCTGGACTATCGCACCCATCACTGGCACGGTCCGTGAGCAGGCGCAGGCCAAGATCGCGGACACGACCGCCACCGAATCCTTCGGACCGGTCGACTTCCGGGACGTCGCCGCCGGGGACCGGATCCGGTTCCTCACCAACGACAACGGCTACGGCGGGCGCGGAATGTACTGGCGCACCGGCACGGCCATCACCACCACGCCGAAGACGGTCACCATCCGCTGCGAGGACGGCTCAACCGCCCGGCTCCGTGCGGCCGACTGGAGTGCACGCGACCCGGAGAAGGCAGCCTGACCCGCACACCGCGCCAAGAACGAGCCTGGGGCCCGCACCATCGGCCTCGCCACGGTCACCGTGCTCTACCCCGTCGACTGCCCCATCACCACCCGCGTCCAGCTGCTCGCCGACGCACTCGCCGCCTAGGAGGCCGCCATGACCACGTACACCCCCGCCATCGGCGACCGCATCCTCGTCCGCCGCACCCCCGGCAACCACGGCTCCGTCGGCGTCATGACCGGCCTCGTCCTCGACGTCCTCACCATTGGCGGCGTCGACGGCATCCTGCACTTCAAGTGCGACCAGGGCGGCCGCGTCTACCTCGCCACCAACGAGCAGATGGCCGAGATCGGGAAGACGCAGACGATCGAGCGCGCGCCCGAGTAACCCGATGGACCCTCCACTCCCGCCCCGCCAAACCGCCGACCGTCCGCCGCCCAGGAGAACTTGCCATGCGCACCTACGCCACCGCCCAACTCATCGGCGACCGCAGCCACCAGTGCGACGCCACCGCCGTCTACACCGCCCCGTCCGGCGCCCGGGCGTACGTCCTCCTGGACGGCATCGGGTCCACCGACGAGATCCGCGACTGGACCCGCGACGCGGCCCGACGCGTTGCCCGCGCTGCCGCACGCCGCGGCGACGCCGAGGCCGGCCTCCGCGCGGTGTACGCCCGGTACGCGGCCGAGCCGGACCGTCAGGGCCCGTGGGCGCGTTACCCGGAAGCGTGCGCGGTCGTGGCCGTCGCCGCACCCGGCCGGCCGCTCACGGTCGCTTGGTGTGGGGATGTCCGCGCTTACGTCCTGGTCCGCGGTACGGTCCAGCGGCTCACCGAAGACCACAACCTGCGCAGGGTGTTCCCTGCCCGCGACGGCCGGCCTGGCGGGAACCGCAACATCATCACGTCCTGCCTCGGCTCCACGTACACCGACGACGAGACGAAGGCCGAGTTCGGGCACCCGGCGATCGAGTCCGTCACCCGCTACGCGGAGGACTGCCGTCTCCTCCTGGCGTCGGACGGCGCGTACGAGCCGCTGGAGGACTCTCTCCGCAACCTCGCCGATCACTTGATCGGCACCCCGGCGGAGGCCGCCCGCGAGTTCACCGAGTCCGCGATCGCCCACGCTGGCCCGCACGTTGACAACGCCACCGTTCTGGTCGCCGACCTCCGGCCCACTAGCTGATCCATCAGCAGCCCGCCATCACCCGCAATCGCCAGACCCGAACCGAAGGAGCCAGCCGTGGACTTCCGCGACGCCCTCAACATTGTCACCGCCGAACTCACCCCCCAGCCCTGGGACTACACCACCCCCGACGGGACCACCCTCCGCGTCATCCCCGCCGGCCTGACCGCCGACGTGGGCGACGCCGAGGTGTACATCCGGATCACCCGCGCCGACGCCACCGGCCTCGGCGACTACGGGATCACCGGACCGGACAGCCGGGGCGTCGCCGAGGTCGGCGTCACCACCACGGACCTGCCCAAGGTGATCGAGGCACTCACCGAGCGAGGGTGGTGGGCCGACAACACGTTGGTCTCTGGGGCCCTGCTGGTTGCGGCAGCTTCCGGAGGGGTGGTCGTGGGCGTCACGGAGAATCACGGCGCCGGACAGCACGTCGACGTCGGGATCGTTCTTCCGGAATCCCAGCGGCTGCCGCTCGCGTCCGCGCTGCGCCGCGCGTTGGACGTCGCCCGCGGCTGGGAGGACTGACCGACCGACCCACCGCACAGCAGAGGGCCCGATCCCCGGTCTCGCCACCGCCCCGGGAATCGGGCCCTCTCGCGTGCGCACCACCGTCCACCAGTTGCACACCCTCGCTAACATCACACCATGGTTACCGGTAACAAGCCACCCGTACCGGCCGAACCCCCACACGAGGGCAGCGGCCAGACCGCCGAGCCCGCACCCCACGCAACCCGCGACGCCCGCGGCAAGTTCGTCCGCAGCATCGACACCGTGCGCCGCGACGCCGCCGCCGCCGAATACCTCGCCGAACACCCCGGCACCAGCTACCGCGAACTCGCAGAGCGATTCGGCTACTACGACAAAGGCACAGCATGGCGGGGCATCCAGGCAGCGAAAGCCGACGTTGCCCGGCCCGCCGTCACCAAGCTGGTCCAGGCCGAGTCGGACGAACTCGACTCTCTGTACGTGATGGCGCTGGAGATCATCGAGCGGAACCACGTCGTGGTGTCCCACGGCAAGGTCGTCACCATGCGCGACCCGGACACTGGTGAGGAGCGGCCGCTCCAGGACGACGGCCCTAGGCTCCAGGCCATTCAGATGGCGCTCCGCATCCGCGACCAGTACCAGAACCTCCACGGCCTGAAGCAGCCTGCGCAGGTCGCAGTGTCCGGGGCCGTCCGGTACGAGGTCGTCGGCGTCGACGACGCGGACCTCACGTGACCACGGCGCTCGACCAGGACGCGATCGTCCGGTACGAGCCGCGGGGGGCCGCCCGTGAGCTCTTCCGCGCGAGGGATTCGGAGTTGGTGATCGCAGGGCCCGCCGGCACCGGGAAGAGCCTCGCCGCGCTGTTCCGTGTGCACCTCGCCGCGCTGCATAACCCCGGTATCCGCTGCCTCATCGCCCGCAAAACTGGGGTCTCGCTCACCTCGACGACGCTGGTGACGTACGAGAAGAAAGTCGCTGCGGACGCGCTGGCCCGCAGCATCGTCACCTGGTTCGGCGGGTCGGCCCGGGAGGCCGCCTGCTACCGGTACTCCAACGGCAGCGTCATCGTCGTCGGGGGCCTCGACAAGCCCGAGAAGATCATGTCGTCGGAGTACGACCTCGTGTTCGTCGACGAGGCCACCGAACTCACCAAGACGGACTGGGAGTCCATCAGCACCCGCCTCCGCAACGGCGTCCTCTCCTGGCAGCAGCAGATCGCCGCATGCAACCCCAGCCATCCGACGCACTGGCTGAAGCAGCGCGCCGACGACGGCACCGCCCGCATGCTCGTCTCCCGCCACAAGGACAACCCGGCCTACGTCAACGCGGACGGGACCCTCACGGCGAAGGGCGTCAACTACTTCGAGAAGCTCGACAAGCTCACCGGCGTCCGGCGGCTGCGGCTCCGCGACGGGAAGTGGGCGGCGGCCGAGGGCCAGATCTACGAGGCGTGGGACGACGCGATCCACATGGTCGACGCGGTCAAACCAACGGCCGCATGGACCCGCTGGGGCACGGTCGACTTCGGGTTCACGAACCCCTTCGTCTATCATGACTGGTGGGAGGACCCCGACGGCCGCCTGTACCTGGCGCACGAGATCTACTACACGCGCCGCCTCGTCGAGGACCACGCGAAGAACATTAAGGACCTGCTGTTCTATCCGTCTGGGCAGCCTCGCGGGCAGCTCCCGCGTGCGATCTACGCGGACCATGATGCGGAGGACCGGGCCACCCTGGAGCGGCATTTGGGCCTGTCGACGAAGCCTGCGGCGAAGACGGTCAGCGATGGGATCCAGGCGGTGCAGGCGCGCCTCCGGGTGCAGGAGGACGGGAGGCCGCGCCTGTTCATCGCGCGGGGTGCGCTGGTGGAGCGGGATCCGGAGTTGGAGTCGGCGTCGTTGCCGGCCTGCGGTGCGGAGGAGATCGCGGGCTATGTGTGGGCGGTGAAGCCGGGCAACAGCGGCGGCCTGAAGGAGGCCCCGGTGAAGGAAAACGATCACTCGATGGACGCGCTCAGGTACATGGTCGCAGCGCGGGATTTGACGGGCCGGACCAGGGTGAGGTGGCTGTGATGAGGAACCTTCAAGTGAACCCCAAGAAGCTGAAAGATATGCGGCCAGCATCCATGTTGACAGGAGGATTTACACTCATCACAGCAGGATGCTGGAATATCTTCGGAACCGGAGTCGGTCTCATCTCCGGAGGAGTCCTCACCTGCGTCCTGCAATGGGTGCTCGACAGCGACTGACGTGAAGGAGGGGCCACGTGGGCAAAACCCTCTTCGGCTCCCTCGCCAACGCAGCCAGCAACCTCCGCGCCCGCCCCACTAACACCCCCGTCCCCTTCGCCTCCCGCCACCAGTCCTACGGACACGGCCTCTTCGGCTCCAACCGCGGAACCACCGCCGAACTCGGCGCCATGGGCTCCGTCTCCACCCTCTTCGCCATCGTCAACAGGACCGCCAAGGCTGAGGCCGGCGTCGAGTGGAAGCTCTACCGCAAGGCCAAGTCGGGGAAGAAGGAAGACCGCGTCGAGGTCACCAGCCACGCGGCCCTCGACCTGTGGAACAAGCCGAACGCGTTCTACACGCAGTCCGAGTTCGTTGAGGCCGGAGCGCAGCACAAGCAGCTGACGGGCGAAACGTGGTGGGTCATCGCCCACAACGAGAACGTGAGCCTGCCGCTGGAGCTGTGGCCGGTGCGCCCGGACCGTATGCGGCCAGTGCCGGACCCGGAGAAGTTCCTGCTGGGCTACATGTACACGGGCCCGGACGGGCAGGAAGTGGCGCTCGGTATCGACGACGTCATCCTGATCCGCACCCCGCATCCGACGGACCCGTACCGGGGTATCGGCCCCGTGCAGGCACTCCTCACCGACCTCGACGCGGTGCGCTACTCGGCTGAGTGGAACCGGAACTTTTTCCTCAACAGCGCTGAGCCAGGCGGGATCATCGAGGTCCCCAACGGCCTGTCCGACGGCGAGTTCAACGAGCTCCGCGACCGGTGGAACGAGCAGCACAAGGGGGTCGCGAACGCGCACCGCGTCGCGATCCTCGAACACGGCGTCTGGAAAGACCGCAAGTTCACACAGACGGACATGCAGTTCGTCGAACTCCGCAACGTCTCCCGGGAAATCATCCACGAGGCCTTCGGCTTCCCCCGCCCCATGACCGGCGCCGTCGAGAACGTCAACCGGGCCAACGGGGACGCCGGCGAGAGGATGTTCGCCCGCTGGCTGGTCGTGCCGGACCTGGAAGCGGTGAAGGACGCACTGAACCACAAGCTGCTCCCCCTGTACGGGCCGACCGGCGCCGGGCTGGAGTTCGACTACGCCAACCCGGTCCCGGAGGACGTCGATCAGGAAGCGACGCAGCTGACCTCTCGCTCGAACGCTGCGGCGGCGCTGGTGCAGGCCGGGTTCGACCCTGCGGGCACCCTGTCCGCGGTCGGCCTGCCTGAGATTCCGTACGCGGGCCCTGCCGCTCCGGTCCCGGCCGGCCCTGCTCCGGCCGCGCTGCTCCAGCGTCCGCAGGCAGCGCTCCCGGCGGCCCGGACCGAGTGGGACATCGCGGTGGCGCAACTCCTCAACACCCAGGACGCCACCACGCTGGAACAAGTTCGCGCCGACCACGACGACGCCCTCTCACAGCTCCTCGACCGGTGGATCCCCATCGAAGACCGGTGGATCAACACGCTTGGCGACCAAATCCGCACCGCCGTCGACGATGACGACACCGCCGCCCTCGCCTCCCTCACCGTCGACAGCGACCACGCGGCCGATGTCCTGCGCGAGGCACTCGGCGGGATGGCGAAGCGCGCGGCCGGCCGGATGGTCGATGAGGCGGCAGCGCAGGGCGTCACCGTGGACGCACCGGAGTTGGACGAGGCAGTGACGAACCGGCTGGGTGTCGGGCCGCTGCGGGCTGTGTTCGGGTCTGAGCTGGTAGGGATCGCTGCGGCGACGGCTGGACTCCTCGGCTCCGGGCTGGCGTCGACGGCGGGACGTGAAGCGCTGCGGCTGCTCACTCCCGGCGCGGACGGCGCGGGCGTGGCACGCCAGGTGAAGAGCTTCCTGCGGGGCCTGTCGAACCGTTTGAAGCTCGATCAGCTGGGTGGGGCGCTGCACCGGGCCACGAACTTGGGCCGGGTGGCGACGCTGGAGGCCGCTCCGGTTGCCACGTACACGGCCAGCGAGGTCAACGACGCGAACCGGTGCACACCTTGCTCGGAGATCGACGGCACTCAGTTCGCCGACTTGGACGCGGTGCGTGCCGCGTACGGCGCCGGACCGTATCGGCTGTGCCAGGGCGGGATTCGCTGCCGCGGGACTGTCGTGGCGACGTGGGACACGACGGGAGATAACGAATGAGCCGGATGTCGGGCCTCATGCTGCCCGCCAACCTCACCCAGGTTGCTGCGCGGCATCGCGAGCAGGCGGACAAGCTGCGCGCGCAGTACGGGGTCGAACCGCCGCGCTGGTACCGCATCACCAACGCCGCCGCATCGGACGAGGCGGAGGTGATGCTGTACGACGAGGTGGGTGGCTGGTTCGGCGCGTATGCCGACGAGTTCATCGACGAGCTCGCGCAGATCACCGCGCCCCGCCTGAAGGTGCGCGTCAACTCGCCTGGCGGGTCAGTGTTCGAGGGCATCGCCATCGCCAACGCCCTCCGGAGCCACCCGGCGGACGTCACGGTGCAGGTCGACGGCCTCGCAGCGTCGATCGCCTCCGTGATTGCCCTTGCGGGCGACCGGTTGGTGATGCAGCCGAACAGCATGCTGATGATTCACGACGCGTCCGGGCTGTGCATGGGCGACGCCGGGGACATGCAGCAGATGGCGGGCCTCCTCGACGCGATCTCGGACAACATCGCTTCCGCGTATGCGGCGAAGGCCGGGGGCACGGCGGCTGACTGGCGGGCCCTCATGCAGGCCGAGACCTGGTATAGCGCGGACGGGGCGGTGGAAGCGGGGCTCGCGGATGAGGTGGGCGCGCAGCGTGGCGCCGCGGCCGAGCCGGACGCCGAGCCTGACCCGGAGATGCGGCAGGAGTACGACCTCACCGCTTACGGCTACCAGGGCCCGTCGCAGCCGAAGGCGCCGGAGCCGACGCCGACGCTGGTCATCAGCATCGCGGACGCCCTCGACGAGGACACCATGGCGCGGCTGCGGGCCGCGGTGCAGCCCCCGGCTGCCGACGAGCCCGTTGTCGAGCCGGAGCCCGTGGTGGAGCCGGAAGTCCCGGCCGAGCCCGAGTCTGCCGCCGAGCCCGAGCCCATCGAACCTGCCGAACCCGCGGAGCCCGGCCCCCAGCCGGAGCCCGCTGAAGACGACTGGACGGCCATGGTCGCCAGCCTCATCCCCGACGACACCGACGGCTGGTCGGCGCTCGTCTCCAACCTGATCGAGCCCGACACGTCGTCCAGCGCGGCGACGGCCTGAAGGAGGCAACTGTGGCACCCACGATGACCATCCCGCGCAACGCCGACGAACTGGCGGAGATGCTCGCGGACGGCGCGAAGCTCCGCGAGGTCATGGCCTCGCGAGAGTCCCTGACCGAGTTCATCACCGCCTATGGCAACGCGCTCCAGGGCGAGGGCACCGATCTCAACCGGCTGGTGGCCGAGGAGACGCAGAGGGTTTTCGCGCAGATGATGCGCGAGAACGGCATGTCCGACGCGAAGGACGGGATCAAGCGCCTCGACCTCGACCCGCAGGCCAAGGGCAAGCGCGGCGGGATGCTCACCTCCCACCGGCAGGGCACCGCCCACAACCCGACCGCTCCGGGCGCGGTGGTCGACAAGCACTTCGCGAACTCGATCGACTACGTGCGCAACATCTGGCACAAGAACCCGTCCCCCGACGGGGACAAGCTCGGTGCACTCCGCAACGCGGCCTCCTCGGTGTCGCCGGCGGACGGTGGTTTCCTCGTCCCGGAGACGCTCCGCTCGCAGCTCCTTCAGCTGGCGCTGGAGCAGGCCGTGGTCCGGCCGCTGGCCACCGTCGTCCCGATGGAGAGCGCCAGGGTTCCTTTCCCGATGATCGACACCACCACGAACGCGGGCTCCGTGTTCGGCGGGATGGTCGCGTACTGGGGTGAGGAAGGCGCCGCGTTCCAGGACTCCAACCCGAAGTTCGGCAGGGTCGAGCTCGACGCGAAGAAACTGACTGGTCTGTCAGCCGTCCCGAACGAGCTGCTCCAGGACTCCATCACCTCGTTCTCCGCGCTCATCGAGACGCTGTGGCCGAAGGCGCTGGCGTTCGAGGAGGACAACAAGTTCCAGACGGGCAGCGGTACGGGCGAGCCCCTCGGCTTCCGCGGCGCAGGTAACTCGGCCTCGGTCACGGTGACCCGTACCACCGCCAGCAAGATCCAGTACCTGGACGTCATCGCCATGTACGCCCGGATGCTGCCCTCGTCGCTCGGCAACGCCGTGTGGATGTGCTCCCCGGACGCGCTGCCGCAGCTGCTCCAGCTGTCCCTCACCGTCGGCACCGGCGGCAACAGCGTGTTCGTGGTGAACGCCGCGGCGGGCATGCCGATGAGCATCTTCGGCCGCCCGCTGATCATCACCGAGAAGGGCGGCATCCTCGGCTCCCGCGGTGACCTCGCGTTCGTCGACCTGTCGTACTACCTGGTGGGCGACCGCCAGATCATGACCGCAGACTCCAGCACGGACTACAACTTCGGCACCGACAAGACCACTTTTAGGATCATCCAGCGCGTCGACGGCCGCCCGTGGATCCAGTCCGCGATCACCCCCGCCAACGGCAGCACCTCCACGCTGTCGCCGTTCGTCGAGCTCCTC